GCATAACTTTGAAGTAGATAAGGTTTGGATAGCTAGTAGAGATATAAGAACTCGTAGGATTCCAAGAAACTCTTACGATCATTTTAACATGGATGGTGCAACAGTTCCTTTTAATGAGCCGTTCACATCCACTGGTAAAAAAGGAGATACGGTGCTAGCTGCGCAACCTGGAGACCCAACTGCCCCAGCAGGGTTTACAATCAATTGTCGATGTACAGTTGGTTTTGTACCGAAAAGGGATGAGAACGGAAGATTAATAATGAAAAGATAATTATGCCAATATACGCTTGTTCAAACGGCAAATATAGGATCGGAGACGGAGAATGTATGTACACTTCACGTGATAGTGCGGAGCGTGCGTATGCTGCTTATCTTGCGCAAGAGGGCGAGAAAAGTTTGGAGCTGAAAGAGGAAACATACAACGACTATCCAGAAGCAGCTACGAACAATGCTAAAAGAGCATTAAAGTGGAAAGAGGAGAATGGCAGTGATTGCGGAACATCCGTAGGTTGGACAAGAGCAAATCAATTAGCAAGTCGTGAGAAAATATCTCGTGATACCATTGCTAGAATGGCATCATTTAAAAGGCATCAACAAAACAAAGATGTGCCTTATTCAGAGGGTTGCGGTGGGTTAATGTGGGACGCTTGGGGCGGTGATGCGGGCATTAATTGGGCAATTCGTAAATTAGAGCAAATAGACAATAGAAAAAGCATGATATACAATTACAAATCATTTAACCTAGAGGTTAAAGATGTTGATACTAAGCAAGGAGTTGTAACTGGTTATTTTTCCGCATTTGGCAACGTAGATAGCGATGGCGATATAATGATGCCAGGCGCATTTAAAAGATCAATCCAAGATTGGGGACCAGAAGGAAAGGGTAGAATTAAGCATCTACTTAATCACGATCCATCTAAGCCACTTGGTAAAATACAAGTATTGAAAGAGGACGAGTACGGACTTTATTATGAGAGTAAGGTTGGTAAACACAATCTTGGTCAAGATTATATTAAGATGATTGAGAGTGGGCTTATTGCTGAACACTCAATCGGCTTTAAAACACTTAGAGAGCAAAAAAGTGGAGAAGCAAACCAAATCCATGAAGTAATGCTTTTTGAAGGATCAAGCCTTACTGCATGGGGAGCTAACGAAGCAACTCCATTACTAGGCATGAAAAATATGAATAACATTGAACAAATACAAGATCAAATCAAATCTTTTGAGAAATTCATTCGCAACAGTGATGTAACGGATGAGACAATCGATTTGTGTATGTTAAAAGTGAAACAACTCGCAGAACTGATTGAACGTATGAGTAGCACAAAGGCAGTTGATGAAACACCTTTGCAGCAAAAAGAAGAAGAGGTTCCAGTTGAGTCTTTAATAAATATTATAAACAAATTTTAAATTAACAAAATGAGCGACATTAAAACATTTGAAGCTGCTCTCGAAGCCAAAATGGCCGAGCAGAAAGCTGAAGTTGCTGCTGCTACCGAGAAGGCTGCTAAGTCTTTCGAAAGCAAAGTTGAGGCTATCAACGAGCAACTTGCAAAAAACAACAAGACAATTGCTGAAGCAAGAGAAGAAGTTCTCGCTGCTAAAGCTGCATTTGGTAAAATTGGTGCTGCTGAGACTAAGAAAGTTGCACAATCTTACAACGAGCATATTGCTGAGATCAAATCTGCAATCGGTGAAGCTATCGTAAAAGGTTACGATTCAATCAAAGAAGCAGTTAGATCAAACGGTAAAGGTTTCAATTTCGAATTGGACCTTAAAGTTGTTGGAACAATGACTGAAGGCGCTGGCGGTAACCTTACTGGTAACCCTTATGTTTCTTACATTAATTCTCCAGCTCTCCGCGCTTTTGTAAACCCACACCTCAGAAGCGTATTCAACATCATCCCAGTTTCAACTGGTTCAGTATCTTTCCCTCGTGGAAACACTCCAGTTGGTGAAGGTTCTTTCGGTAAGCAAACTGAAGGTTCAGCTAAAGCACAATTGGATTACGATGTAACCGTAGTTAACAAAGTGTTGCAATTCATCGCTGGTTATGTAAAGGTATCTCGCCAAATGGTTGACGATCTTCCTTTCTTGAACGCGTATTTGCAGCAATCTTTGATCGAAGATTTCCAAAGAGCAGAAGATACATATTACTTGAACGACCTCGCTTCTAGCGCAACTGCTGGTGTATCTAGTGGTGCTAACACTGCTGAGAAGTTCGTAGATTATGTTGCTCAGTTGGGTTCTGCTAACTGGAACGCAAACCTTATCTTGACCACACACGCTGGTTGGGCTAACGTTTTGAAAACCGTTCCTTCTGGTGGTTCTTATTCTGTTCCTGGTGGTATCACTATCGATGCTCAAGGTAACATCAGAATGATGGGTATTCCAGTTGTTCCTCATAGCTTGGTTACTGCGTCTAAGGCTTATGTTCTTGACACAACTAAGTTCTCTATTGCTCAACAGAGCGGACTTGCAGTTCGTTCAACTGAATTCGATCAAGATGATTTCATCAAAAACTTGATCACTTTCCGTTGCGAAGCTCGTTGCGATTTGATGCAATTCCAGCCTTCAGCTTGTATCTATGGTGCAATCTAAGGTTTATTCATCTTAAATATTGGGAGACCCGTAAGTCTCCCTTTTTTTTACTATGGAAATAAAAATACTTACAACTCTAAACGCATCCGATAGGCTTACTCAAGCAAAAAGAGAAGTTTCCAAATTAGGATATAATGCTGAGGCCTATTATGCTATAAAGCACGAGGATGCCAAAATTAGCTTTAACTTGTCAATGAAAGACATTGTGAGCAACTGCGAAGCAGATGTGCTTATGATGTTTGAGGATGATGTTGAGATAAGAAATTGCGATCATTTTCACGCAGCAATTTCACAACTCCCTAGCGATTGGGAGCTTTGTTATTTAGGGGCCAATATCATTGGCGAATATTTTAGATATAGTGATAATCTATTTAAAGTAAACGGAGCTTGGACAACCCATGCCGTATTATACAACAATCCGAAAAAATTATGTGAAAGCTATAATGACATGACTCATCAATTTGATGATTGGCTTTTACAATATATACAACCACAAATGAAAAGTTTTATCATCTCTCCGATGATAGCTTGGCAAAAACCACATTACTCTCCACTATGGAATCATCATGCAGATTATACAAATATCTTTGATGGCTCCGCAAATAAAATACTATGAATATTGTAGCTTCGATACATCTTTATCCTCCTCAGCATAATTGCGGTGCAGAATGGATGATACATCATATTCACAAACATTTGCAAAGCAAAGGACATAATATAAGAGTGCTTTTGCATCAAGCAAATAAATATCGAATTAAAAATAATTATGTTTTTGATGGCATTGATGTTTTTCCGCCAAGTGAGAACGTAGTTGACAATTTAATGCGTTGGAGCGATGCAGTTATAACCCATTTGGACTATACAAGATGGACAATAGGAGCTGCTAAACTTTATAAAAAACCAGTTTTTCATCTTATTCATAATAGCCATCCTTACCCCGAAATCATTAATGCAGAACGCAATCAACACGTTGTGTATAACTCTTTATGGCTAAAAGAGAAATTAAATTACAAATGGGATAACTTTATACTGACGCCTCCCGTTGACTATCGGATTTATGACCTTAAGATTGACCCAGCGAAGAACGAATACATTACTCTGATTAACACCAACGAGAACAAAGGAGGTAAGATTTTTGAAGAGATTGCTCGTGCATTGCCAAATAAGCGGTTTTTAGGCGTTTTGGGGAGCTATGATCAACAAATGACATCTAGCCTTCCAAATCTAAAATTAGTGCCTAATACGCCCGATATTGCGCAATACTACAAGCAAACAAGGATACTATTAATGCCGAGTGATTATGAGAGTTGGGGCAGAACGGCAACCGAGGCTTATTGCTCTGGGATTCCAGTTATAAGCACAATGGCCGAAGGGTTGGTTGAGAACTGTGGGAAAGCGGGCATATTTATAAAGGATAGGAATGATATTAAAAGCTGGGTTAAGGCAATTACTGAACTGGATGACGCCAAAAAATATAGTGAGGCATCCAAAAAAGCAAAAGAGAGATCAAGAGAGCATGACCCGCGAAAAGCGCTTGATGAATTTGAGGCCTGGTTCAGAGAAATGGTTAATAAATATAAGTAAGTATGGCGATATATATAAACGGAACGGCGATCTTAGCTGATGGGGTCGTTGAACCAGTGAGCTTAACTGACGCAAAGAATTGGATGCGAATTGATTATACATCAGATGATACTTTAATACAATCACTGATCAATGCTTCAAGAATACATATTGAGAAATTAACTGGGGTAGCATTTGTAAATAAGTTGCTTAAAAGCTATATTCAGACAACTGGCTATGAGCCAAGCGTTTGGATGGTAGATTTACCCTATGGACCAGTTATTTGCATTGACAGTGTAAAAATAAAGACTGGCATAAATAGCTGGGAATCATTAACTAAGAATGATGACTATGAGGTGATTGCGGGCAAATTGTGGCTTTATACCCAAGGCAACTATGAAGTGCAATACCAAAGCGGTTATAGCTCGGTTCCAGAGGACATTGCTAGTGATATTTTGGCTTTAGTGGCTTGGCAGTACGAGAACAGAGGCAAGAAGATGAACGCTGATCCTCAATCACTTATAAGCCAATATCCTAACTGGGATGGCTTAAATTATCATCAATATAAAAAGGTAGTGATATAATGCCAGATGGTATATACTTTGTAAAGCAAAATGCAATTTTTAATAAATTGAAACGGGATTTAAATAAATATTCCGAAGATTTAATTAATCAATTAGATGCAGAAATAGGTGCATCTGTTGAGGATATGGCTAGAGAAGCCAAAATTAAAGCCCCTGCTGGTCCAACTGGTAGATTAAGGTCATCTATCTATGCAAAAAAAGATGAAAATGCGAAATTGGCATATAATTTAAAAGCGGCAGTTAGATATGCAGCTTATGTTGAATTTGGAACTGGACCAGAAGCTCAAAAATATACTGCAAGTATAGACCCAGAATGGGAAGAATATGCTGATCAATTTAGAACAAGTAACCCAGGACATACAAGACCAAAACCATTCTTTTATCCTGCGGTTAGAAGCATATTCCCTCAAATGGTTAAAAGAATTGAAGATATAATAAAAGGATAATGAAGGATTGTTCAAATAGTGTTCGTTCGATATATGTAAGTTTACTTAATGGCAATATTAGCTATAATGGTAAAGATGTACCAGTTTATGGTCAAGACCCATTTAGGACATTACCTAAAAATTATATAATTATAAGTAGTATATCTGAACAAGCTAGAAACACAAATGATTCTTTTGACAATATTGTTTCAGTTGATATAGATATTTATAGTGAACAATATAGGGTTAATGATTTATCTGTTGTTGATAATATATCTAGTCAAATATTAAATATATTAATACCAGATACTCATGTTGATGGGTTTAGTGATACTGACTTCATTATTTACCCTATGTCTAGGACAAATTCATTATATTTACCTTTGCAAAACGGAGACAATTATGTTGCCCGTAAAATAATAACAATAAATAATTTAGTAAATCAAAAATAAACAAAAATGGCAAAAATTCAAGGTTCTACTCAAAGCGTAGATATTAGCTTAGACAACGGCTCTACTTGGGAATCACTTATTTGTTTGCGTACATCTAGCGTAAACGGAACAGTTGACTCTACTGTTGAGCAAACAAACTGCGGTACTTTTACATCTATTGGTAAACCCAATATGACAATTGATTTCGATGCAATTTGCGAAACTGCTCCGACTTCTGAACAAGTTAGCTATTCAGCATTATTGACTGCTTTTAACGCAGGAACTCAAATTGTTGCAAGAGTACAAAACCCAGTTGTAAGTGGCTCAAGTGCAGGTGCTTCTTATTATCACAAATTTGATGGTTATGTAACTTCATTGACTCTTAATCAATCAACTACTGAATTTATAAACTTTTCTGGTACTATTTCATCAAATGGTGCAATTGATATTGATCCTGCTTAATACTAATTATGAACTATACTACTATTACTATTAATAGTGAAACCATTGGCCTTAAATTTGGCATGGCTTCATTTAGATACTTGGAAAATAAATTTGTTGAAGGTAAATCTTTTAGCAATGAGCAAATAAATGAAATTGGAATTGCTCATATAATTTATAGTGGTTATTATAACAACTGCTTAATAAAAGATGTAGAACCAAAATATTCATTTGAATATTTTATAGATTGGTTAGAAACAAATTTAAAAAATCCAGAAATACTAGAAGAAATAACTAGAATCATATCATTTTGGTCAAGCAATGATTTTATAAAAAATCATATAAACGAAAATGAGCCAAAAAAAAAGGCTTCTCGTGGGAAGAAATAGAATCGTTCGCTTTCGGACAACTATGTCTTAGACCAAAAGAATTTTATGAAATAAGCCCTAGACATTTTTCATTAATGATAAAGGGGCATGAAGATAAAAGAATTGATTCTTATAAACAGACTAGAATACTTATGTACACAATGGTGCGATTAATGGGAGACCCTAAATCTGCACCAAAATCTCCAGAGCAATTATGGCAATTACCTGGAGATGAAGATATAAGTGAAATAAACGAGGAAGAATATAGAGAAATATTTAAAAGATTGGCAAAATGAATAATGCAGAATTAGATATAGCCATAAAGGCCAATGCCGATCAAGTTTTATCTGCCATAAAAAAAGTAACTGGTAGGTTAGATGAATTATCTACTAAAATAAATTCATTACCAGCAGGAGATAAACAATTAAATAAATTATCTAGGGAATTTGCTAGAACATCTATTACTCAACAAAAGTTAATTGACAATTTTGATAAGTTAAGCACTACAATTCCTCAAGCTGAATCTAAAATAGTACAAGTAGGTAATTCTAGTAAAGGTGCAAGAACTGCCCTTACAAGTTTATCATTGACTATACAAGATTTACCTTTTGGATTTTTAGGTATTCAGAATAACTTACCAGGAGTAATACAAGGTTTTGGTAATTTAACTGCTACAACCAATGGTAAAGTGGTTCCCGCATTAAAAGAAATAGGGAAAAGTTTATTAGGTCCAGCAGGTATATTTCTTGCATTTAGCGCAGTAACATCTGTTATAACTATACTTATACAAAAGTATGGAAGTTTAGGTGCTGCGATTGATTCTTTATTTAATAAACAAACTGCATTATCCGCTGAATTAAAAAAAGCAAATGATAATTATCAAGAGTATATAAAGAATCAAAGAACAGTTGGTGAAGTCGTTGATAAAGCAAGTACATCACAGTCTGGTCAAATAGCTATTGTACAATCTTTAACAAAAAAAGCAACTGATCTTACATTAAGTCAAACTGAGCAAAAAAATGCGTTACTTCAGCTTCAACAAATAAGTTCTGATTACTACGGTAATTTAAAAACTGGCGCATCAAATACTGATGCTATTAAAGAAGCTACTATTCAATATACTAAAGCATTACAAGCTAAAGCTAAAATTGAGCAATTTTCTAATCAAATTTCAGATATTGATTTTCAACTTTCTCAACAAAAAAGATTTTCAACTCAATTAAAAAATACAAGGGATAGTGCAAATGCAGTATCTAAAGCTAATTTTAACAATGCAACAGCATTAAATAAATTAGGAATTGCAACATTCTATACAGTTGGTGCTACAGAAAAAGCAAATGAACAATATAATTCAAATACTACTGCAATAAATTCTTTAAATGCAGAAAAAAAGATTTATAATGATTTATTAAATCAAGAAATTGATGCTTTAAATCAAGTTGTTGTAGATACAAAAGAACATAATAAACAAACTAAAGAAGGTGAAAGATATATCCATGAGTTTTCTAAAGCATACATGGATTGGACTAATAGATTATGGAATGCTCCATACGTAGAAACTGCAAGAAATTTAGATGCTCTTAATTTCGTAATGGATAAAATTGCACAATCTAGTGAGGATGCTAGAATGGCAACTGATTCATTAACTGGTAGTTTAAAAAATTTAATTGACGAAGGATTTGAAGATATTAAAAGGCAAACTGATTTATCTTTCGGTTTAAAAACATTTACAGAAAATACATTTGATAACATAGGTATAGCGATTAAGAATTTTCTATCAAATATAAAAACTGTATATCCAATATTACAATCAACATTTGTATCTCCTTTAGAAGATGCTTTTAAAGGCTTTTTAGATACTGGAAAGTTTGCATTCAAAGAATTTACAAAAGTTGTTTTAGATAGCATAAAACAAATTGTAGCAAGATTAGTGGCTACTGGAATTGTAGCTTCATTAGCTATATTATTAAGCGGTGGCTTTGCTGCTGGAACTGGAGTTACTGGTTTAAAAACATTAGGTGCTGCATTGCTAGGGTCAGTTGGAGCAAATACTGGCGGGCAATTAGGATTAAGAAATGTATCAAATCCTAATTTTGGTGGGGTAGGACCAGGTGGAATGTCAATGAGTGGATCAGTAAGCCTAAGCCTCAGAGGTTCAGATTTGGTGGGTGCGATAAATAGAACAAACACTAATATTAATAGAATTGGCTAGAAGCGAAAAATATAGGATTGAATTTAAAAGTAGAGAAGGTGATACTTGTACAGTTCAATTATTATTTGAAGGTTGGACTGGTGGTGTTACATATCTGACTCCAGCCGCAAGGCCATTTGTGTTATCAGAGTATAATACAGATGAGAATTTATTCAAGCCTTATAGACCGCAACAAGCTACAATAAATATAATAGCAAGTGATTCATCTGTAACGATGGATAACTTTGTTACAAATAATGACAATGACATTGAGGTAATATTCTCTTTCGGTAGTTTTACCCCGTATTGGTATGGATTTATTTTACAAGATAATTTCCAAGAGACATGGATAGCAGGTGAGCATGTTTTAACACTCACTGCAACAGAGGGAATAGGTCAATTATCAGAAAAGCAATTTAGCAATAACGGTGCTGAGGTTGTAGGAAAATTAACACCTTGGACTGCTATTGGTTATTGCCTAGAAGAATCTCCGCAAAGCTTAGTACAATCTAGGGTTTATAACTCTTTATATCATACTTCAATGAATAGCACAAACACAGATATGTGTTTAGATCAGTGTTATTTTGATGCTAGGACTTTTATGCAAGAGCCTAAGCAGTACGATAGCAAACTTGAAGCATTAAATAAAATAAATACATCATTTGGCCAGACAATGTTTCAATACAAAGGCCAATGGTATTTCCTTAGATTAGAAGATTTATATATTCCTACCAATGTAAATTTAAGAGGGTTTAGAAATCAAGTAGGGGGAGGCAGAGCAACGGTAAATAGAAGATACGATGCAAATATTGGAGTAGGCGAAAATATGCAGCCTATTGCTCCAGAAATGCTTAGATACATTAACAGACGCACAAAGTTTGATAGTGTTATCAAGCAATATGAAATGTTTCCAGAAGTAGTGCAAAACTCTTCTTTTACAAGGGGCGCACTTATAAGCTCTAATGCTTCTCTTAAATTATATGCTTTAGATAACTGGAGTTTTTATTACGGAACCTGGTTATCTCAAACAGTTAACACTGGTACCAGGAATATATCTGAGGTTTATGTAGATACAATACTGAGCGAAAGATATGCTTATTTCAGATTAAGAGATAACGAGTTTTCTTTCATTCAATCTGAATATACATACATAAGAACACTTGATACTATCAAATTAACATTTGAAGTTAAATATAAAGACTTTGATCTTTCTACTTATGCAACACCATCTTATGTTAGTCAAGGAGTTATAAGTTTACAAGATAAAGATATTCTAATCGCATCTTTATATTTAGAAACTGCATTTGGTAATTATTGGTTAGATAAGGAGGGTAAGTGGGTTTTAAATGATGTTACCAAAACATATCCAACTGCTCAGATAAGAATGGTCGTTGATCCAGCAAAAGATATTTATGCCACAGATTGGCAGACCATTTCAGTAACATCTGAGCCAATGCCTTATGCTGGTAAATTTAAAGTGCAATTTTGGGGATTTTTACGAGATGGGTTTATTGACAATCAGTTAGAGATCAAGAACTTTTCTCTTGAGACAATCCCAGTATTTAACGTAGATGAAAGAAGATCAAATCTTACTGGCCATGAGGTTAAGTACGAAAAATCTGGAACTCTTAGAAACACTTCTGAGAATTATACATATTTAGAGGACAACGTATCATATAACTTTAAGGGTAGCTTATTTGAATCAGACCAATTGACATTTACAAACGCAGAATGGTTTAGATATAGATATGCAGATGAGAGATACCCATTCTTGCAACAAGCATTAATACCTTATTGGGAGCATAATAGGTATAATAGAAATAAGATTGATGTTAATTGTTACGGCCTTAAATTTAATAGTGGTGCAGACCCAATTGGTTTAATCAACACATTTATATTTGTTGATGATGACCCAAATAAAGTTTATTATGTTTTAAACATGAAAGAGATTGACTTCTCTTCGGCTACTTGGAGTGCAACACTTATTGAAGTTTACGATAGTGTGAAAGACCCTGGGGCAGATGTTACAAAGACATTTGAAGCTGATGTTACAACTGGTTCTTATTCATCAACGAATTATGTTCCATGGACTATTGTAAGTGCTGCTGACTTTACGTTAGGCGGTACATCAAATATTACTTATAATGGTTTAAATAACCTTACTGTAAATATTACTTGCAATGTATCTGGTTATGTTACATCAAACGGTACTACACCAGTAAATTTTGAGCTTAGAAAGAATGGTACGGCTATTAACACACAAAGTGTTAATATAAATAACTTGCCAGAGCCTTTTAACGTGGATTTGAGTACAAATAGTGTAACGCTTGCAACAAATGATATTTTGACTGTTTGGATAGATACCAACATATATTCACTAGACTTGAACGGAGGAGAAATGACATTTAGTTATACCGCGTCAAATGCACAAACATTTGACACTTATGTAGATAGATATTTAACAAATTAATATGGCAGAAGTAGTAACGGCGCAAGGTTTAGTTTTAGCATTTACAAACGCAAGTGGTAATGTCTATCCTTTTGCGTGTACTAAAGATGCTACAATAAGTATTACTAGGGATTTTTTGGAGTTGGCTCCGAGAACGAACGGAGTATTTAGGGAATATTTGCCTAATAGGTCTAGCTTCTCAATTAGCGGAAGCGGTCTAGTGAAGATGGTACAATCAAATTTGCAGCCTATAACTTTTTTCGATAATTTTATTGAAGGCAGTGATGCGGCTTTTGTAGGGTATTTGGACATGATTGATGCAAGTGGCAACTACAAAGTGTACGAATTTGACTGCATTATACAAGACTTATCACTTAGTTCTAGCATCGGGCAAAACTCTATCTATAATTTTACTCTCCAGGGGACTGGTCCTCTGACTGAGATTACAACCGTAGATAGCTACACCGTAGCAAGCGGTAACATAACTGGTAGAAACCCAGCAACCTTTAAACTCGTGGCAGTTGGCATAGAAGGCACTTGGTATTACAACTACACTGTAACTGGCACATCGCCGAATTTTGTCATTAGTATTGGCAGCTCATTCAACGGAAAAGTAGTAAAAGCGGTATATATCGCATTGTAAAAAATTATGTAATTTTAATAGCAAATGGAAGCAAATTTCTGGTTAGTTTTAGGCATACAAACAATAGCATTTGGACTTGGTGCTATTCGTATTTATACCGATATGAAAATAAAGCTGAGAGAGCATGATCTTAGGCTAAAGACGTTAGAGAAGAAAGAGGACGAGACTGCGATTCAGTTCAAAGAAATTATGCAAGCTCTTAATGAAATTAAATTAGAATTAAAAGATAAAGCCGATAAGCCATGATAGGTGAATTAAACATGAAGCCGATAAAGAAGGGAGATACTTACATCATCACCTATTCATTCTATGAAGATGAATGCGAGACTGATCCACTAGATGTATCGACTTATAGCTTTAAGCTACAAGCCAAGAACACTAGCGGAACGGTTATGATTGAGTGGCTCAATGCTGATTTTGTGCAAATTAATAACTACACAAGAAAGGTTAGTTTGACACCAGTTACTACGGCTACTTATACGGCGGGAGAATATACATACGAACTTGAAGTAACCATCTCTACTAATAAATATACTTGGATGCAAGGCTACGTTGAAGTTCAAAACCAAGTTACCTCATAATGATATTAATTAAAGTTACATATAGCTCAACACAACCGACAATCAAGGTTACTTATGATGTAACCAATATTACGGTTAGTGGAGGTCAGCCGAGTCCCGTTTATGTGAATTTGGATTATAGTGCGAGTGGGGCGGCTACCAATCTTACATCCGTAGGGCTTACAATGCCTACGGGCTTTAGTGTTGCAAATAGTCCGCTAACAAGTAGTGGTACTTT